AAGAAATGAGAACCTTTATTTGGAGAAATGGCAGACCAGAAGCCCAATCAGGATATAATGATGATTTAGTAATGTCTTTTGGTGTAGCAATGTATATGAGAGACACAGCATTTAAATTTAAACAACAGGGAGTTGATTTAACTAAAAGTATGTTAAATGGAATTTCAACAAATAAAACAAACTATACAGGAGTTTATACACCACCAGGACAACAAAATGACAACCCATGGAAAATAGATAACCCATACTCTGGTGGAGAAGAAGACATTAAATGGCTCTTATAATATTTATAACAATATATAACAAATGGCAGACAAAAGATTATTTTCAAGATTAAAAAGACTATTTTCAACAGATGTAGTTATTCGTAACCAGGGTGGTAACCAAGTAAAGGTTATGGATGTAAATAAAATTCAACAATCAGGGGAATATGAAACAAATTCCCTCGTTGATAGATTCAATAGGGTTTATACAAATTCACCTACCTCATTATATGGTTACCAAAGTAATTTTAACTACCAAACCATAAGACCCCAATTATATTCGGAATATGACTCAATGGATACTGATGCTATTATAGCATCCGCCTTAGATATTATAGCAGATGAAAGTACTTTAAAAAATGATATGGGGGAGGTACTTCAAATCAGAAGTGCTGATGAAAATGTTCAAAAAATATTATATAATTTATTTTATGATGTTTTAAACATAGAATTTAACTTATGGCCTTGGATCCGAAATATGTGTAAATATGGAGATTTCTTTTTAAAATTAGAAATAGCTGAAAAATTTGGGGTTTATAATGTTATACCTTATAATGCCTTCCATATTGAAAGATTAGAAGGACAAGACCCTGATAACCCCAATGATATTCAATATGGCTTTGATCCTGAAGGAGTATCTACAGGGGGGTATGGTTTTTATAATGTTCCTGGAGCTAATAATGTAAATAGTAATACTTTGATTTTTGATAATTATGAAATGGCTCATTTTAGATTACTCACTGATACTAACTTCCTACCTTATGGCAGGTCTTACATAGAACCAGCACGTAAGTTGTTTAAACAATATACTTTAATGGAAGACGCTATGTTGATACATAGAATAGTTAGAGCGCCTGAAAAGCGCATATTTTACATGAACGTAGGTAATATTCCACCTGCAGAAGTAGAAAACTTTATGCAAAAGACAATCTCAAAAATGAAACGTACTCCTTATGTTGACCAACAAACAGGTGAATATAATTTAAAATACAACATGCAAAATATGCTTGAAGATTATTATATTCCAGTTAGAGGTAATGATACTGCTACCAAAATTGACACTGCACCAGGATTACAATATGATGGAATAGCAGATGTAGAATATTTAAGAGACAAATTATTCGCTGCTTTAAAGGTACCTAAGGCATTTATGGGTTATGATGAAAATACAGAAGGTAAAGCTACATTAGCAGCTCAAGATATAAGATTCGCTCGTACAATAGAAAGAATCCAAAGAATAGTAGTTTCTGAATTGACAAAAATAGCATTAGTTCATTTATATACTCAAGGTTATAAAGATGAAAATCTAACTAATTTTGAATTATCAATGACTACCCCTTCAATCATATACGATCAAGAAAGAGTAGCATTAATGACTGAAAAAATGACATTGGCTCAAGCTATGGTAGATAGTAAAATAATGCCTTCGGATTGGATTTATGAGAATATATTCCATTTAAGTGAAGACCAATACGATGAATATAGGGATTTAATTAGACAAGATGCCAAGAGATCATTTAGAATTTCACAAATTGAAGCTGAAGGAAATGACCCACAAGAAACAGGAAAATCATATGGTACACCCCACGATTTAGCTTCATTATATGGGGTAGGAAGAACACAATCTGATCCTTCTAACGTTCCTGATGGTTACGATGAAAAAGTACCTTTAGGTAGAAAAAAGGAATCAAATACCGATAGAGGAAAACAAGAAAATGCTTTTGGGAAAGACCCATTAGGAAGGGATGGTATGAAAAAAGATTATAACGACAGTAAGGGATCAAAACCCAATTTTAAGGGTGGTTCTCCTTTAGCTTTAGAAACAAAACAAATGTTAAAAAAAGCACCAAGACCTCCAAAAACAGAAAAACAACTAGTTTTTGAGGAAGAAAAAAAAGGGAATGGATTATTAGATGAATCCCAACTGCACGAGTAATAGATTTTTATATATTTATAAACAAACCAAATCCTAAAGAATGAATATAAAACATTCAAAGTATAAGAATTCTGGTATTCTTTTTGAATTATTAGTAAGACAAATAACAGCTGACACCCTTGATGGAGATAACTCTGAGGCCAGAAAAATTCTAAAAGAATATTTTGTAAAAACAGAATTAGGGAGGGAATACAAGTTGTATGATACCTTATCCAAAAACACAAATCTAACAGAAGCCAAAGCAAGCACTATATTAAATACCTTGTTAGAATCTTCAAAACATTTAAATAGGGGTGTTTTAAGAAGACAAAAATATAATTTGATTAAAGAAATTAAAAACCATTACGATGTTAATAAATTTTTTAAACACAAACTTCCAAACTACAAAGTCCAAGCTGCTTTTTATACTTTAGTTGAAATAAAAGCAAACCCTAATCTTAATAATATTAAACATGAAATTAGTAATAAAATTACTATTTTAGAACATTTATCTACCCCTAAAGATAAGGAAGAAATTAAACAAACAGTATTAGAAGAGTTTAAAAATTATGATACGGATTTAAAAACTTTAACATATAAAGTAATTTTAGAGAAATTTAATGGTAAATATGATAATTTAAATCAGGGGCAAAAAGAAGTATTAAAAGAATTAATTACTTCTATTGATAACACTCCTAGATTAAAAGAATTTTATAATGGTAAAGTAGGTGAAATAAAAAACACCCTTACAGAATTAAATACTAAAGTTAAAGATAAAGCAGTTCAAATCAAAATTAATGAGGTGGTAAAAATTCTCCCTACTATTGATAAAAAATCTAAGGTTAAAGATGATGATCTTATTAACCTATTACAATATTATGATTTAATTGAAGAATTAGAAACTACTCATGTATAAGTATAAGCTAAAAGAAAATAGTAAATTTGAAGTCGGTGATGTAGAAATCAAAGGAGGTAAAAAATCCACTATATCCCACATTAACCCTACAACAGGGGCTATTACTTGGGACTTAGAAGATGTAGGGGCATTTGATACTGTTTATAAAACTTTTGATAAATTAAATCAATTAATAAAAACTTTAGAAAGTGAAGGTGAAGCTGAAGCTGACCCCAAAATTGATTCTATTGCAGAAAAAGTAAAAGATTTATTTAACGATTATAGAACTCATATTAGAAAAAACTATCCTGAAGCCTATGAAAGAGTATTAAGATTAAAAGAATCAGTTAATGAAGTCTCATTAGGGCATGCAGAGGTAAGAAAATTAGAAAAAACTTTATCTCCACAAAATAAAAAAGCTCTTGCTAAAGCTATTAAAGATGGAACAATAAAGACATCTGAAGATTTAAGTAATTGGGCAAAATCTATTGATGAATCCGTTAATGAAATATCTAATACATTAACAATTAGGGATTTATTTGGAGATGATTTTCCCTTTGATTATGTATATAAACCTGAAGGTGATAAAATTATAATCCCTAAAGAGGGATATAATGATGATGGTACTCTATTTGATATGAAAGATGATTGGAAAGAAAAAATTATAAGAACATTTCGAGAAAAAATGCCAAATGCTGTTGCAAAACCTAATATGGGTGGAGGGGTAACCGTATTTTTAAGATCATCAATGAATGAAGGTACTTTCCACGGCCCTAGAGAAATTGCAATTTATGATGGGCCAGATGGAGAAACATATATTGAAAAAAGAGGTACTGGTTATTATGGATATAATAACAGTTTTGATTTTGAAGCTGAAGATAAAGCAGAATTAAAATGGAAATTAGATTCATGGGGATATAGATTAATAGCAGGTTCTATTGATGAATCAGTTAATGAATCGAAAAACATCAAAATAAAT